AACAATCATGGAGATTGCTGCAGAAATATCAAAAAACAGAAAGAAAATGGACGGTTAAATTAAGGTAATTTTCAGAAAATAAATGGCATCTGGAATAGATTTTAAAACAGTTGATCCCGTGGATCATTTATTTGCTAGTGGATCTGGTGGGGGTGGGGGTTTACCTTTAACCGGGGGTACTTTAACGGGTAACTTGGTTATGCAAGTTCCCTCCATCGTTTCACAGTGTCAACCACCAACGGGTCCTTGCGACCTTACGAATAAACAATACGTGGATGGGTTGCTCGCGGGCGGTCCGTTTCTACCTCTCGCGGGCGGTTCTCTATCGGGCAACTTGGTTTTGACCTCCCCGGCTAAAGTTCAACAAACCCAAGCTCCTACGGTCGGTGACGACCTTGTAAACAAAACCTATGTTGATGGAGCTTTTCAAGCTAAAAAACCGGCAGCTGTAACAAACAATATAGCTGCCTTTGGCGCTGGAGCAGACCTTGGACAGACCATTGATTCCGGTGTACAAATAAATGATTTGGTTGTGGGTATAAATACCTTATTTACATCGGATAAAACAATGTCTCAGATTAGAAAGGCGTTTTTTGTTATAAGCAATACTGCACCTACGGATAGTATTGCTCATAAGGAGACCGTAAACTTATTCATTAGTAATGATCAGATTGGACCATCCGAGTGGCCTGTGCCACTTCCCAACGATGGTACAGCTTTCTCCGTTAATGGTTCCGGTGTGGTTAGTATTACGAATCTGGATACCGGAAATAAGACGTATAGGATAACCTTTATCAGTGGTGGTTTGAACGAACAATCTGGACCTCCCGCTTTGGATGGCACAGTCGAAATTCAATTCTTTGATGAAACCGGTGGGACTCCGACTCAAGTAGGCCTTACAGACCATTTAAGATGTTTGGCAAGTGCTACTTTACCACAATTTGTGAATAAAGTTGTTAATACAATTACTGTAAATATAGGTCCAGTTGCACCAAATAATGTTTTCTCGTTTTCTGTGGCGGCAACCAACCTAATAGAAGCTACAAAGGTTATTTTGGACCCGGACGCGCCTCTTTTCGACTCGTCAAAACTTGTTATCGAAAGAATATGTTAACCTTTACGCTATAATATTAATTTTTAAAGCTTTATAAAGCTTTAAAAATTTAAATATTTTTTAAAATATTTTCAACCTCACTTTTAACCTTATTCAACGGTTGGTTGGCGTCAATAATATAAACGTTTTTTAAGGTTGCTATTTCCTTATTATATTTGTTGTTCAAAAGTTGAAGATAATCCAATTTTAATGATCTTTCGGCAGCACGATCTCTCTGTAAAATTCTTTGATAAGCAACGGCTGTATCAACCTTTAAATATATAAATAAATCTGTTGTAAAAGCAATCTTGTCGTAAAACGAAGAATAAATTTCGTATTCTAATGGTTGAATGTGACCAGCTTCAACCAACATTTCCGTAAAAATATTTTTAGAAGACCACGGACACCTTTCCATTATAACAATATCTTTAATATTTTTAAAGGTCGAAAAGAGCTTATGAAACGAAAATAAAACTTGATATTGAAATGGTGCCGCATAGGTGGTCATGTCTTCGTAAAAATTTTGAAGAAGAGACCATTCGTGCACAGGTTCTTGGAAGCATGTAAAATCACCACTCAACCGAGTCATTAATGATGATTTACCGCACCCTATAATACCATCGATACAAACAGTGTATACCATTGTTATATTTATGCTTGTTTTAAGCATAAAATTCATTTTTATTTAAGAGAAATTATTTAATTTTGGAAGGTCTAAGTAAGCATCCCGGGGAAGAGGAATCTTTTAGTTGTTTTGGTGGATCAATCTTACCTTCTTTTTGGTACGGAATAAAAGATTGAGTTAATGATAATACTTGATCCTTTAAACACTTTTCATTTTCCAATTGAGTTTGAAGGTGTTCAATGATCTTTTCCTGTTTAATTTCTTTGATTGTCGAGTTAAATCTGTTTTCTAGGTCCTTTGTGTCCTTGAGATATTTATTTTGTAGACATGAAAATAATGGACATTTATACTTTTCAAAATCGTCAATATTCTTTAATTCGTCTAGCTCGCCCATCTTCTTAAAATCGACCACAAATAGGTCATTTAAACCATCAACATCGTATAACTGAGTTGGGACCAAACGATTGTTAATTTTTTTAAAAACAGGAATATGATTAGATGTAACCATTTGTACAACGTTATGTAAATTGTGCGTATATGGTACAAGTTTACCGCTGCTTAACTCGTAGATCCAATTGTAAATATTGTCCGAAATATCGTTAAACAATACCATAATTTTCATTAGACCTTTTATTGTAAAAAATGGAGTACGACAACCTTCAAATTTAAAATATTTTACAGTGGTTGAGTCCAAGTTTAAACTTATAGGGTTAAAATTTTTACATCTATACTTTTCCAAGACCACTTTAACGTTGAAATACTCCTTTTCGTGAGCCTGTTTAAATTCTTCCAGATTGAGGTTAAAAGAAGGTATATTTTTTTTGATCCAATTTTTTTTAATTCCTACTTTACCAGCCTTTAACACTACCATATCCGATTCGGATACTTTAAAGGTTTTGATAAAGCTTTTTAAATTTTTTTTAAACGGTTTTTGATCAAACACGTATAGTTCTGTCAGAGTAACGTATTCTTCCATATTTATTACTGAAAAATATAGAAGAGAGATGAATGATAAAAAATAATATAATAGACTTAACAGAGTTGGGACCCATTTTAGGTTTAACCGAGTCATTAACTTATCATTCGAGCAAAACTATTTATATCAATGAAGCCGGTCTGTACAGCCTTATTATGAACAGTAATGCTTTATTTGCCGAAGAATTTCAAGATATGGTTTATGAGACCATACTTACGAATACTTGGAAATATGGTTCTTATCAAGTTGAGAATCAACTAACCGAAGCAGTGGCTAGACTGTCCATAAAAGATAAAGAGACAGAAGAAGCGGAAAGAGTAGTAAAAGAAGAGAGACTTCGAGCGGAAGAAGCCGAAAGAGTAGCGGAAGAAGAGAGATTACAGCGTCTTCGATCAGAGATAGAAGTAAGGCAAAATTAGAGAAGGCGCTCAAGTTCAATCAAGCGACTAAAACCGGTCGAACCACAAGAGTACATTTACGTAGTCACCACAGACCGTTACATTCCGGAAAACAAGTACAAACCTGGAGGTGCTACGAAGCTTCAATCTACTCAAGTCTCGGATGACTTCGTACAATTGTGACAAGTCCGACTCGGATCTACACAAACTTGGGAAGTAGTCAAACTTCTAGGTTCGAAGGTTAAAACCAACTGTACTTTTAAATATTAATTTTTAATGCCTATTGAAAGCATTAAAAATTTATCATCTTTACTTCTTTTTTGGTTTGGCTTTTGACGCGACCTCTTTCTTTGATTGCTTTTTGGTTTTAGGTTCTTCTACAGCTTTAGTTTCCTTGGCCGGTTTACGACCTTTCTTAGGTTCTTTTTCTTCCACAACACCGTTAGCTTCTTCTACTACCTCTTCAAAGCAGTTTTTAAGATATTTTTGCATAGTTGGATATTTAAGGACGATACCATCCTCAACTTGCAACAATTTTTTAAGTTTGGCATCTGGAATTATAATGGTTCGATTGTCTGGATCTCTTAGATCGTTTTCTTTAATGTATGAACAGAGTATATTGGTCACGTCATAGCGAGATTTTTGAGTAGTTCCATATTCCAAGTCGGCAAACAGAGCCATACTCTCAGAAATTGGTCTCAATTTTTCAAGACCGGTACTGTGGCATTCTCTGGTTCGTTTCGGCTTGTATTGAATATTTTTATATTTGATTAAGAATTTCTTGGCTTCTTTGACTTCACGCAAGGAATTTCTTAAATTTTTACGCATCTCGACAACGGTTGGGTCTTGAAGCTTAATAACAGCCTCAATCGAAGTGACCGCTGTTTCAATCCTGTCAAGGGACTTTTCAAAATGCTCCAAGGCAATTTCCTTGTTCTTGCGACCCTTTTTGGGGATCATAGTTGATTCAACTTGTTTAGGTGCTACTGCAAACATATTTCTTTATAGTTATATTTTGTCCTTTTAAATTTTCATTTTTTCTAAAATATAAAAAAAATAATAGTTAAAACCACTATTAAATGTAAATTTATAAATTTTAAGTTTAACCAAAATTCTAAGGTTAAAGAGGACCTTACCTCTTCATAAAATACTACTACTACCAGATCAGATCACAGAGACTATTCCGAGAGAAGCTCTAGAGGACATTTGGTTGGTTTTTAAGCATTAAAATAAACTTTAAAAAATAAAAATATTTCTTAAAAAATAGATATAATAAAATGATTAAAATTGACTTTGAATTTATATCGACCCACAGAAACCGTAATTTATGGCCCAATCCATGTCTTTTCGAAGTACCGTGGTCTGGTAATGGCCAATCAACAGGTTTAAACGCATTTGATCCGATCAGTAATCAAACTCCGATAGTTGCTTGGACCGGTCAAAACATTTCTATAAATGCGACTGTTGTCTCTCAAACATCTACAAGCGTGGTCCTATCTTCTCCACTAAATAGTTTCTCTACTCTTCTCAACTACTACCAAGGTGCTGAATTTAATGTTCCACCCATCTTTAGAATAGATGGTTCAAAGTTTATAGGTCAAAGTGGAGGCTTGGATTACATTCAATTGGAAACGAGTGGTGGCGCAGATGTCACTGTTGGTAACGTAATAACGGTACAAACCACCGTTGTTCCGAATACTCTGTTTGTTCCTACGGGATCCGACTCGCCAAACGCCTACGTTGGAAAATATTTGTACAACGAAACAAACGGTGAGTCTGTACCGATTACCTGGTACGATGCCGTATACCATAAAGTGATAGCTCAGATACCAGATGGTTGGAACGCAACCGACCAGTATAGTATCAGGGAACAACTGCCGACTGTTGGAAACTTTAGTCTGGGTGCAGGTAATACGACAACCACGGTAAACTTGACCGGTATTCAGGTACCTGTAAATTTAGGGGACTTTATAAGGATAATTTCAACCGGGGAGATTGTTAAGATTGTAGGGTTTGACACAACCACTTCTTTGGCTACCGTATCACCCCCTCTTTCTGCTGTGTTTCCAGCTGGAGAGATTGTTGAAATGTTGTCTCAAACAGCCGACAACTACAAAACTTTATCATATGCTGGTACAACAGTCGGACAACACGAGCAAAAAGGGTACGATATCCAATGTGTCTCGGCTAGTATACCCAATCTTGTAATTAAGAATGGTAATGGTGGATTTCCAACAGACTATCCGTTTTTATACGTCGAACTTTATGATACAAACCATCCATCACAAAACTCTCTATTTTCAAATAATCACTCGAATAAGAGTTATTTTAAGGTTACAACACCCATAGGACAGTTGCTCGATCGTAAAGAAAAATTTACCAAATATACAGGTGATTTAAGCTTTAAAACCATACGCTTCAGACCGACTAGCAATTTCAGGGTAGCTTGGCGCCTTCCATCGGGGGAAATTATTCAATTTGAAAAAGATGATACAATGTCACCTCAACTTCCAAACGAAAGTTTGCAAACATCGACTAAGTTTAATGTAAGGAGAGATTAATCTTAAATTTAAACCTTTTAAAGTTGACAACTTTAAAAGGTCACATCAGTCACAGTTTTGCGGCGTTTATCGTTTACTTGGGATTTTAGATGCATTTTGGCAAACTCGAACCATACGAGTTGAAGTCTTGGATGAATCTTTTTAATTTCATAGAATGGTTCTTTTGGATCATAAATAAAATTTCCAGATTGGGCCATTTGTTGTTTATTAAATACAACCAGTAGAGAATAAAGCTTCTCTTTACCTTCTAAATTTAATTTATTATTAATAGCATCTATCAACCATACTATTTCGGTGTGGTTTAGACAGTCGCGCTTCTCAGTCAGTCTAGTCAACGACTCAAAGAGCATATACGATGCCATTTATTAGTGGCTAAAAAAAAATGAAATGGTGCGGATAAATCACAAATAAATAAATGTCTTCAGATGAAATGCTATTAGAGTATCTATTTTGCTGCAAGTATACCACAAATAATAATGTACTGGATTTATTGGAAGATTTGGCCAACCGTCGTCAAAAGTGTCCACTCAACAACAAACTCGAATCTTATGGTGACGATTACCATTCTCTCTACAAAGATGTTTTAAAATATTTTAAAATTAGAGATGAAAAGCGTCAAACAACCATAGAAATAAAAACCTGGTCTTCTATTAAAAAAAAGGCTACTAAAGAGTTTATTTTAAAGAATTTCATTATAGAGGTTAAGAGTATGTATAATTTTGACGACCGCACCACTTCTAATTTGAAACGAGACTTAATGATTGGTTTAAACTATAAAAATATAAACGATAAAAATATAGTTATAGAGAAGAATAAAATATGTAAGATTATAGGGTTAAATTTATCCACAAACTCGTATAGTTGGGATTTCCAAGTTTTTAATTTTAAAGGTTAAATTTTACCATTAAAAATAAAAATAAATATAAAATGGTAGATATTGAATACAATAAAAATGATTACGTCAGAAGTTAAGCTTCAAAATAACGATAAACTTAATAAACAAGTTACAGGTGCATACGTACCTAAAGAATTGATCCTAGATATAGCTTCTTAGAGTTTTACGATAAGTGTAATAAGGTCGTAATCAACCACTTTGTTAAAGAGTTCAAAACAATGGGTACCAAAGCCTTGACACAAAAAATAAAAGAAGAGAGGTTATTAACGACCAAAAATACGACGTTTAAGAATTTATAATTTTTAATGCTTATTAGAGAGCATTAAAGAAATAACAAGTTTTCTAAAAATGATTTTTTTTATAGTAAAAACTATCATAATAAAAATGTTTGAGTGCGAATACTGTGATTTATTTTTTGAAGAAAAAAGGTTGCTTGTAACCCATCAAAAAACAAAGAAATGTAGTGTACATAGAAGTATAGGCTTTGTGTGTCAAAAATGTTTCAAGAGTTTTAAAGGCTACGATACCATTTTAAACCATGTCACCGAATGTAAAGTGGAAATAGGTTCAAACGAAGGATTAATGATGGCGGTGGTTAATCAACTCTCCGACAAGTTTAAAACAACCATTGCTTTTAATGAAGACAAGACAAGTGGTCAAATAACCTTTTCGAAAGAATACAATTACACCCACCCCAAAAATTTAGTTCATGGTTTAAATCTTCCACAAAAAATATATTTGTTTGTTAAAAATAAAAACCCCGATTCAAAAATAATAGGTAGTCACGGCCACTACATAAACGATATTTACAATTCTATCATTAGATTAAGTGAACCATTTCAATTTTTATGTTTGAAATATAATTTTGCAATGGTAGTGGATTTGTTGTGGTTAAAAGTTCCCACAACTCAATTTTATATAAAAAATGATGATATATATGTTTTAGGTAAAGTTCAATGTGAAAACGAAGATAAAAATAAATGGTATGGAGACACCTTTTTGTTGAACGAAAATGAAAAAATTGTGAAATGCGTGTGGTACAAAGATCCACAATTACAACAATTTTTTTCAAACTTATATCCCATTTTAACTGATGTTTTAAACCTTTATTTGACTTTAGGATATCGGTCTTTAAAAAAGGATAAAATTAAGCTTAAAACAGACTTAAAAACCGACACATCTTCAGATCAAATAATTCAAGATTTAATGGACAAATACAACCTAACAAATGTTGTTAACTCAATTAAAATTTTAAACTCGTACGAAACCTTTTACAATATCTTTAAAACAAACTTATATAAAAAATTCGAAATGGATGTATTGCTCCATACCAACATCGATCATGTATTTAAAGATGAACTATTACCTTCAAATTTTTTCCTAGAAGAGTTTTCTTTAATGAATAACCGGAAGCCTGAATATATTGGAGGAAACTATGATTATCTTCTCCATTATATTTTACCTGTTTCGGAAAAGAAAATTTTTATCTCCAAAGAGTAAAAAATGCAATTTTTAATGGACTAAATATCCATTAAAAATTATCATTACACTTTTTTTTAAAAAACGAGGTAATAAATATGAATACCTCCAAATGTAAAGAGTGGGCTAATGAAAGGCTTAGCCCGTCACCACGAAACCCTCTTACAAACAGACTTATCAAAAAAGACGGACCAAAATATAAACAATTAAATAAGGAATGTAATGACCTTATTGTTGATATAAATCCGATATGTATGGAATGGTTGAAGAAGAACCATAACAATTTATACTTACAACTTGGAGCTCAACCACAACCTAAACCCAAAGTTAAGGCTAGCGTCCAACCTTCTATTATAACCGAAGACGAAGATGAAGAACCTGTACCTTCTGGACAAAAATTTTATACAATTTCTGAACGTCAAGGGTTTAATGGTGAGATTAAATCTTATTTTGCATCGGCAATTATTGAAGAAGGTAAGGCTTGTATGACCAATACTAAAACACTATTGAAATATGTGGTTGATCCCAAGCTTTTAGGTTTTGGGTCATTTGGAAATGTTTATGGTGTTAAAATACCCAATAAAAACATTAAAGTCGCCATAAAAGAAGGTCGTCTAGGCCATTGGGAATTTCGACGAGCTTTGAAAAAAAATTATCCTGTCGAGTACCTTTATAATAAGCTTATAAATGATTTGATAGATGATAAGATTTGTCCAAACTTTAGCTATACTTATGCCATATATTTTTGTGACAGTTGTTCTTTAAAAACATTGGATCGCAAGACCGTAAATGCCAAATGTTCTGAAACAGTGGTTGAATTGTTCGATTACACTTTGAACAAATTAAAAGATTTACGAGATGAGGTTATATTATCCATTCTTTTTCAAGTTTTTTTCGGTTTGGCAGTTATCCAAATAGAGTATGGAATGTTCCATAATGACATCAAAAAAGAAAATATACTTATAAAGGAGATTCCACCAGGAGGATACTGGGAGTACTATCTCAACAATACGGTATACAAAGTTCCGAATTATGGTTACATTTCAGCTTTAAACGATTTTGGAGTCTCTAATGCTTATCGTCCAGGCTTTACAGACAAACAATATGGCTATAGACACGCAGAGGTTCTACGAGACCCTAAAACTAACGATTATTTTTTTAGACCATTTAATACTCAATTTTATCCATCTTTGGGTAAAACCGGAAAAGTGACAAAAATAGACTCACCAACCAAACGTGACGGTTTTACTTACAACTCTTTTTATCGAAATTTTGACTCAAAACCATCCATACCGGTCGATTTGAACGATATGGTTAGATTCCCCGATTATTATTTTCATTACGACATTGTTGACGCTATCCATATGATTATAGGTGGAAGGAGAACAGGACAACCAGGTGATCATATACCTATGAAAGTTAGTAATAAACTTAAAAGTATGTTGAAACCATTATTTCATTTTGTAAAAATACCGGACGGATGGATGAACGTGTATGAATTTTTGGCTCATGTAACCATAGAAAAATTATTCGATACATATACAAAAGTAGCTGTCAACGGACCTAAAATTGAGACTTATAGATTAAATTTTAGAAACGTTTAAATAAATTTTAATGGTATTTAATACCATTAAAATTTTTAAAAGAACGGAAAAAAGAATGGAGAAAGTCCTCCTGGAATATCAGCAATATAATCAAAGGTCAAATACACTCCATTATCCGCCGTTTCAGAAAAACGTTTCCACTTGACTAGCGAAACATTGAATAGTTGAGCATCTTCGGCCACATTTGCCCTACATACACTGTTTAGGTCTGGGACATCTGTAAAAAGATTGGATAGTTTGTAGTTTTTCGTAGTTGCAAGGTACCGACCGCCTATATTGTATCTATCAATTGCATCTATGGTATTTGCCAACCTTGGATTTTCAAAATCGGTAAATACCTTGTGAATGGCGGCTAAAATACCTTGAGAACAAGCATACGAGTTACTCGACCTTAAACTGACCAATAGTTTTTGAAATTCTGTAGTGACATGTATCGACCATAACCCTTCTGGACTAACCACAAAGTGGACCAATTGATCTCGAAAATTTAAAAAACTTAACGCTACAACCATCATATCTTG